GCTCGACTCGCGCACGATACGCTCGGTTGTCCGACGACTGACCCGGGGTGGCCGGAGGTGGACGCTTCAGCTGAATGGCGATTCGCCAGTAGCCGATGACGTTTGCCTGCGACTGATCCTCGAACCAGTACTTACCGTCGGAGTCCAAACCCATTGGAATGAACGTATGATTGACGGGCGTTGCCGCCGCGTCTGCAATCACGATATTGGCGTAGGCCATTGTGATAAATCCTATGTAGTTCTGTAAACCTTGGGCTGTTACGCCGTAACGGTTCACAACTTTGCGAAAGAGATATAACTACCTCAACAACTGTCTCAAGAGAGCAGCAGCCGATAGCAGTCGCGAAGCTCCAAGCTTTACGTCAAAAGACGGAAGCGAGGGTGTGGGATACGCGGTCAGCACCGTTCGGGAGAAGGAACAATCCACGCGGGCCCCCTGGGCCTGAAGCGTGTATCGGTTTCCCCCGTTGGTGTACTGGTTGCGTACAGCTGATGTACTTTCGTACCGTGTCAAAGTGGATTGATACCCACTTTTAAACGACGTTCCGTAGAGTAGAGAAGTCTCTAGGTTACGCATGTACGAGCCGAGATCGAAGACCCAATCGATCACGAACGAGTAAGGCATCAACTCATAAGCCACAGAGAGCGGGTTCATGGACGACCATCGCCCAAGATTGTTATCAAAGCCGGGGTTCAGGAGGATCCCAAACTCAACAGAGATAACACCAACTAGGTTACCCGGGACGTTACCGTTCCAGCCAACGAAGCTGCCGCTTGTGGTAAACTTTCTATCAAGCGATCGAGTTGCCTTCGCCTTCACCGCACACTTGTTGTGCACGAATCCAACGATGTTCTGAGCAATCCCATGGATATCGCTCAGCAACGGGTTCCAGCCGTAGGTATACTCACACCATCCATTCGCAAGAGACTTGGATGTCCCTCCGATCAGCGACCCCACCTGTGAGGGTGAGGGACGCTGAGGACGATACGAACCGGGGTTCCGGGCTTTGACGCCCTTCTGCCAACGCCGCAGAGCGGCACCGGCCTGACGACGCTTCTCAAACGTCTTCAGCTGGTCGAGGATCTCCCTCTTCCAGGACCGTTTCATATCTGCCATACCACTCGTCAACCGACCAACGAGGTTGAGCATCTTCGCCGACTGACCACTTTCCGCAAGGGACGTGGCTAAGTCTAGCGAGCCTCTGACTTTCTCGGTCAATTTAGAAATGGCATCATTCAAGCACTGGTTGTACTCGGGTGTTAACACGAGTACAGGGCAAAACGTTCCAGCTCCTGGGAGCTGACCTTCTATGGTTCGAACGATTTTGGTCCCAGTCATCTCAACATACAACCCTTTCAAAGTTTGAAGAACTGTGTAGTTGTATGACCACGGATTGGGGGTTTTATGATTCCCCCGGATCAGCGTGGCTGCACTCCAATTACGACTATAACTAGTCGCGGCGCCCCTGTAATAGACCGGTGAAGGTCCGAAAGCAGGGTAATCAGTCTGAAGCCAAGGCCCAGACTGAACCATGGAAGCAGTAGGCATAATCCTCTCTCCAGTAAAAGAACGATAGGCTGGTGTCGCAAGACAACAGCCCCGGGGTGGTTAATCCCGGGTTGTGATTACCAATCACGCTGTCGGCTATAGTTGGGGGATACCCCAATTTAGAGTGGTATAGCACCACTAAAGAACCGGCAGGACCATCTGAACCTCTAGCCTGATCCCTGGAATTACCAGCGAGTTTGCACGAGGAAGATGGCCTGTCC